GGAAGGCACTTGTACAGGGTGAGATTAACACGTTCATGGGCTTCCAGTTCCATGTAACAACACGCCTATCTAAGACTGGCAACATTCGTAGCTGCTTTGCTTGGGCCCAGGACGGCATTAAGCTAGCGGTTGGCAAAGACGTACAATCACGCATCGATGAGAGAGCTGATAAGTCTTATTCTACTCAAGTGTATTACTGCGCCCAGTTTGGCAGCACTCGGATGGAAGAAGCTAAGGTTGTTCAAATCGACTGTGATGAATCAGCATAAGGGAGCTTAGAAAATGACTACTAAAAATTCAGACTTAGTGGCTAACTTTGAAGCCAGCCCTCATGTCTTCAGTGACGCTCAGAATCTGCACGGCGTTGTCCGTATAGCTTCTGGCAACATTGCGCTCGCAGCTGGTGACAGCACAAACGATGACATTGTAATGCTTGCCCCAATCCCAACTAACGCGAACATCATTAGTTTGCGCGTAGGTGCGGATGCCTTGGGTGGAAGCTGTACATATAATGTTGGTGCTTACACATCTGCCGGCGTTGTTGTTGACGAGGACTGTTTTGCTTCAGCTGTTGCTGATGGCGCAGCAATCGCAGAGCTACGCTATGAAGCGGCTGACCTTAATACCACTGGTCAAAAGCTACATATCATAGCCGGTGCAGCAGCAAGCGACACCACTGACCCAGGCGGTTACTACTATATTGCTGCAACATTTGCAGCAACTGGCGGTACGCTTGGCGATATGGCGTTCGTCATTGAGTACGTTGTAAACTAAAAACTAGGCCAGCTCAGCAATGGGCTGGCCTTTTCTTTTAAGGGATTTTTTATGGCATCAGTCGTTGATATTTGTAATAGCGCGCTGAATCAGATAGGCGCGTCTAATATTATCTCGCTTACTGAGGACAGCAAAGCTGCACGGTTATGCAACCAGCGCTATGAATTTGTGCGTGATGCTACCTTTCGGGCGCACCCCTGGAACAGTCTGACAACCCGCGTTGCTCTAGCGCCGGATACTGCAACGCCTGTGTTTGAGTTCACGCAACAATTTACACTGCCAACAGACCCGTTTTGCTTGCGGGTGCTGGGGCTAAGCGATGCTAATATCCTGTACCGCATAGAAGGGCGCAAGCTGTTGTGCAATGAAAGCACAATACAAATGCTATATATAGCGCGGGTTACAGACATAAATGAATATGACACGCTGCTAATTGAAACGCTCGCCGCAGCGCTGGCATCAGACTTAGCCTATCCGCTGGTTGGCTCATCAGCGCTCGGCGCCAACATGTACAGTCTTTATCAGACAAAACTGACAGAGGCTCGGTTTGTTGATGCGACTGAGGACAACGCGATTAACACATCTGTTGTTACTGAAAGCAGGACCGTTGCTGCTGATACCTTTATCAATTCGAGGTTTTAAATGGCTAAGGCGTCACCAGCGTTCACTAACTTTACAGCCGGCGAGCTGAGCCCAAGGCTTGATGGCCGGACGGACCTGCAAAAATACTTCAATGGCTGTAAAAAATTACAGAACCTCATAGTCCATCCGCATGGCGGCGCTAGCCGGCGTCCCGGCACTATCTTTGTGCGCGAAGTCAAGAACAGCGCTCATAACGTGCGCCTCATTCCTTTTGAGTTTAACGTCGAGCAGACCTATATTTTGGAGTTCGGTGACCAATACTTTAGGATTCATAAGGATGGCGGCACGGTTGTTGATGGTAGCAGCGACCCCATCGAGGTCACCACGCCATACGCGCACACCGACCTTTCCGGGCTAAAATTTACCCAGAGTGCTGATGTTATGTATGTGGCGCACCCTGACTTCGCGCCCCGCAAGATAACCAGAACTAGTCACACAGCCTGGACAATCACCGAAGTTGTTTTTCTGAGAGGCCCATTTCAGGACGAAAACACAACAGCAACAACATTTCTGGCATCTGGGCGCACTGGTAATGTCAATGTAACAGCGAGCACTAGCACGTTCGTGAGCTCGGATGTTGGCCGGCTTATCAAAGTTCACGATGGTGTAACAAAAATCACCGGGCTAACTAGCGCTACTGTTGTTGCAACAACGGTGCAAACTAACGCAGATGGCCGCGCAGAGCTTATGCCAAGCTATGCAGCCACAACGCTGTCAGCCCATGAAGGCGACCCGTCATCAACCGGGCTAGAGCATAATGACCGATACCAGGATAGTGCCGGGCAATTCGTAGAGCAGGGCTTTAAGGTAGGGCAGAAGGTTACAGTCACCGGTTTTACGACAGGCGCGAATAACCAGTCATCAGCCATTATTGTTAAAGTTACTGAAGATACGCTGCTTCTAGCGCCTAGCTCTGACCTTGTCACTGAGGTTGCCGGTGACAGCGTGACAATCAGCGGCGACCTTGCTGCGAACACAGACTGGGCGCTTGGCGCGTTTTCAACGACCACCGGGTTTCCGTCTGCCGTTGCTTTTTATGAACAGCGTCTTGTGTTTGCCTCAACCACAGCACAGCCGCAGACTTTGTTTTTCTCTGTGGGCGGTAGCTTTGAGGACTTTGCTGCCGGCACTGACGCAGATGACGCGCTGACATACACGCTAGGCTCGAACCAAGTAAACATCATCAGGTATTTGCAAGCTGGCCGTGTGCTGCTTGTCGGCACTTCTGGCGGTGAGTTCGTGGTTACAAGCTCTGAGGATGCGCCTCTGAGCCCCACAAACGCTGTTGTGAAGCGTCAGGCCACATATGGCTCGGCAGACATCCAACCTGTGCAGGTGGCTAACGTGACGCTGTTTGTGCAGCGCGCCAAGCGTAAACTGCGCGAGCTGGTGTTCGACCTCAATACAGATAGCTATCAGGCGCCCGATTTAACACTGCTTGCTGAGCATATTACAGATACCGGCATCAAGGAGATGTCACTGCAACAAGAGCCGGACAATGTTGTTTGGTGCGTGTTAGAGAACGGTTTGTTTTCTGGCATGACCTACAGGCGCGAAGAGAACGTGATTGCCTGGCATGAGCATATTATTGGCGGCCGCTCTGGCGCTTGCACTATCACGGTCAGCGACTATGCCAACATAGCCACCGGCACCACGCTAAAATTTACTAAGAGCGATGGCACCACGGTTACATTTACATCCGAGGCGGCTGGCGGTTCTAGCCCGGCATCAGCAACAGGCTTTCGGCCAAACGAATCCAATAATACAACAGCTGACAATATCTTTACAGCAGTGAACGCTCACGCTGACTTTACAGTATCAAACCCGGCAGCAGCGATTGTCACTATCGAAGAGACAAGCCCTACACCGACGGGGTTCCTGTCATGCGTTAGCTCGGACACTACCAGGCTGGCAACGACAGACCAGACACATGCGCTAGTCGAAAGCGTGGCAACGATACCCGGCGACCTTAACGAAGATGACACTTATCTGGTTGTTCAGCGCACAATTAACAATGCAACAAAGAGATATGTTGAATATTTTAGCAGCTTTGACTTTGGCTCAGATGTTGAGGATGCGTTCTTTATTGATAGCGGTCTGACATATAGCGGCACTGCGGCGACATCGATCAGCGGCCTTGGTCACCTCGAAGGCCAGGTTGTGTCTATCCTTGCGAATGGCGCAACCCATCCGAATAAGACGGTAGCATCAGGCGCAATAACTTTAGACTTTGCTGTGACGAAGGCCCATATCGGCCTTAATTATAATTCAACATTACAGACTATGCGAATTGAGGCGGGCGGCACAGAGGGCACGGCGCAGGGCAAAACTAAGCGCATCCATGAAGTGGTGCTTCGATTGTTCAGAACCGTTGGCGTTAAGGTGGGAAGCTCTGAGACTGAGCTAGATAGAATACCCTTTAGATCGTCGGCTCAGTCGATGAGCGCGGCTATTCCTTTATTCACAGGAGATAAGGAGATCGAGTTCAGGGGTGGGTTTGATACTGACGGATTTGTTGTTGCGCAACAAGACCAGCCGCTACCGCTCACGGTTATTGGCATTTTTCCACGATTGACAACCTACGACCAGTGAGAATTATAGCATACGAGCCGGATCATCTGCATGAGCTGATGGACGGAGACTTAAATGACGGCGCAGTTAAAAACATAGGATATATGAAGGCCTACGCCCAGACGCTTAACCAGCCCGGCTGGTCATACACACTGGTCGAAAACGGTCACATCATCTGCTGCTCTGGCATTGTGGATATGTGGCCGGGTGTGGGTGAGGCTTGGTTTATAGCCTCTAGTAAGATCCATGAAAATGTCAGGCCGTTCATACGATTCGCAAAGACGGACATTATGGAAAAGGTCACGACAGAAAATAATCTCTGGCGAGTGCAGGGCGTATGCAAGGAAGACTGGCCTGCCGCACGGCGGTTTGCCCGGCTAATGGGATTTAAAGAAGAGGGGCTGATGCGGAAGTATGGCCCAGAACAAGCTGATTACATCAGAATAGCAAAGGTAACATAGATGGGCTTTTTGTTTGAATATCAGGCCGGCCAGCAGGAACAGGCCGCATATAACTTCAACGCTGATATTAATGAGCGTAATGCAAAGGCGGCTGACCAAGAGGCAGCGCAGCTGGTATTCACAGAAGAGCAGAATATTGTGCAGTTCCGTGAGGACTTCTCCGACCTGCAAGATGCAACAAATCAGGCCTTTCGCTATAATGGCTGGATTGCTGAGGAAGGCACACCGCTCAAAGTGGCTCTAGCTAATGCACAAGAGGCCGATGCAGAGATAGAAACACGCCGTTATAACGCGGCTGTGGGAGCTCAGACCATAAGCGAGCAGGGCGTTGAATCGCGTCTGCAAGGCCAGTTAAATAGAATGTACGGCAAGGCTGCGGCAACAAAAGGCAAGGCCAGAGCTGCACAAAGCCTGATTCAAGCCGGACAAAGAGCTTCAATGGCGGGTGCATGATGAGAGTTCCAACATACAAACAGCAGACGGCCGGAACAGAAAAAACTGGCGCGACCATGTTTAGCGTACAGGCAAACCCCGGCGCTATGTCTGCCGGGCTGCGCGCTGTTGGCGAAATGTTTGCACAAGCTGAAGGCGTGGCGATTGATTACTATGCAAATGAGCAGAAGATTAGACGCCAGTCTGAGTTAAATGATGCCGAGTTTAAGCTCAAGCAAGAGCTGCAACAACTTCAAACAGAGCAAGCAGCAAGAACCCCAGACGAAGTGTTGTTCGGCATAGACAAAAATGGCACAAAAAGCTTTAAAAAATTAGGCGATGCTAAGGTCAATGACATTTTTAGCAAAATACAAGATAAGCGCGTTGCAAGAGCCTTTAGGAGCAGTGCGCGCGACACTCTCAACGGATTTACTATTGACGTAAACCAGGGCGCAAGAAACCGCCTGATTGACCAGAACAAGGCATCTGAGCTTGAAAAAGCTAATACTCTTATGGATGACATTGTGATGGGCAATAAAGCAAACGCGGCTATTGCAACCGAAAAACTGTTCGGTGACCAAAATAAAGGTATCCCCGGTCATTACGAACAGATGGCAGCTGACGGCTATATTAAAGCATCCGATGCTGTGAAATTAGCAAGAACGGCCTTTGTTGCTGTGCGAGAGCGCACACAGAAAGCTAACGCCGCTATTCTGGAGAGCAATGTCAATAAGAACGTCCTTATCGCGGGGGATGTAGGCGTGGACATTACCAGCCGACAGAGCGCTATAAAAAACCTCAACGCAGAGATAGACAAGGCTGTAGAGCAAAACACTATTACTGTAGATGAGGGCGTGAAAGCCAAGGCTAGCGCCGCTGATGATGCTGTGCGAGGAACCCTTTTAGGTCTGATGTCTGGGGCGCCAGATGCAACGGCTATCGTTATGAGCGCTTCAGCAGGCACTTTAACAGACCCTATTTTGCAAGATGTATTTAGCAAGATGGATGCCGGTGACAAAATAAAAGTCATTAACGATATGTTTAGCCTCGGCAATAAAATGGACACTGATCATCGCGAATCACAAGAGGCCGGCGAGGTAGAGGCTGAGGCTGTTAATAAGAAAAACTTTTTGTCCATTATAAACGTCGATACAGATGACCCAGCTGCAATGACTACCGCAAAAGAGCTCCACAAAGAGTTGCTCAAAGATGATTACTACACAAACGCAGAGCGCAACGCCGCTGAGGCAAGGTTGGGATTATCCGCAAAGCCAGCCGGAACAGAAACCAAAACCTCCAAAAATGCACTAAAAACACTTAATAGCGCAGATAACGACAATATTCTTACTTTGACTCTCGTTGATAGCTTGGAAGCCGAATTATCTCCTTCAGATTATAATGCATTTTTTAAACGTGCGATTACTGAAGGCAAAGAAGGGCGCACGGCAGCGAAAAATCTAATCAGTAGCAAGCTCCGTTACAATGAATTTAAAGACACTACTAACGCGCTCGGCGACGCATCTGACGCAATGTTCCAAGAGAGCATGTTTGAGCTTGATGACTGGCTCAACACGGCTGGCGAGGGTGCTGGGGCAACCTATCAAGCAACTGTAACTAAAGCCAAAGAGATAATAGCCGCCAACGATGTTGAGTATAAGAGCCAGATGAGGGACGCCATTGATAGCTATTTACAGGCTAGTCAGACGCTAATGGTAGGCCTTCCAGGTGACTTAGAGGGAGCAAAGCAATTCTTACAGCAAAGGCTGCAAGCAAACCCAGGTGATGTGCTAGCTGTTGGTATTGCCAAAACAATCAAAAGTTATGAAAAGATACTGAGGGATTAGCAGTGGATTACGAATCAGAACAGCTAAACGCCTACGATTCAGCTGAAATGCAGCGCTACCTTCTAGGCTCGGTAAAGAGGCCGGAGCCGGAGCCGGAGCGGCAGCCGGAGCAACAGCCTGAGCCAGAGATGGAGCTGTTTGGCACGCCTATGAGCGAGCTAGAGGCGGCCGGCGAAGAAGTCAAAGAAGATTTCAAAAAGGTGGTTGTTGGCGGGGTTCGTGATAGGGTGCAGGGCGCTATGGAATTGGGGGCTGAGCTATTAACTGAAGCTGGCGAGGATTTTCTAACGCAGTCGGGCCTAACCCGAGCCGGCGCAGAAATACAACTGGATATCCCAGCTCCTCGATTGCCAGAGGTTGCAGAGCCAGAGGGATTTGCCGGGCAGCTTATAAGGGATTTTGTGCAGTTTGGCGCTGGTATGGTTTTATCCCCCGGCGGTGTCATTACGAAGTCAGCTTTTTCTGATGCGTACTTTGACCCAGAAGAAGGCGGTTTTATTACGGCGTTGCGCGAGTTTGGGCTGTTGCCAGAAGCGCTATATTTCTTAGCTTCAGATGTAGACGCTGAATCTGACGCCTCAGACCATCTCAGGCAGAGATTAATACAGTCTGGCGAAGGGCTTGGGCTAGGGATTGCTGCTGTAAAAATGTTTGGCGCATTGAAA